GTCTACAACAGACCACCCCGGGGAAGAAGTTCCCTCTACGGCAGCCCATGCGGGTGTCTGTGAGTCTGAAACAGTCAGCCAGTTGGCTGTTTGGGCGTCATTGACCACGGCCCAGCCGGGGGTTTGATTGTCGTTTATTGTCGCCCAAACAACAACATAGCCCAACTGACCAAGGCCCACGACGCCAGAAAGAGTGGATACCGATACAGTTCCCGCCGCTCCAGAGCAACTTACCCCAGATACGGATACCAAAGTTGTCGGGAGCGCGGACGCAGTACCAACCTGACCTATTCCAGAAACCCCCGTTGTTTCGTAAACAACGCTTTGGGAGGTCTGAACCTGCCCCGCCGCGCCTGCTGCTTCTGTCCCGGTAACCGATATAAACGTACCGGTCGTGGTAGAAACTGTTCCAAGGGCCGTGGTCCCTTGGACTCCAGTCGTCAAGAAAGAAACGTTCTGTGCGGTAGATACCGTTCCGACTTGGCCAGATCCAAATACGCCAGTAACCACATAGGTCACGTTTCCAGACGCTTGAACTGTGCCTACTTGTCCTGTTCCAGAAGTCCCAGAAACCTCGATAAGATTCCCAGTGACAATCGATACCGTACCAGAGTTGCCAGTTCCCCCAACTCCGGTCGTCAAGAACGAAACGTTCTGTATAGTAGAGACCGCCCCTACTTGACCTGCTGCAAATACCCCAGAAACGTTTATTGTGACGGAAGAAAATGCCGTCACGGTTCCAATTTGGGCGGTACCACTTACCCCCAAAACCGTGTAATTAACATTCTGGCTGGTAGTAACCGTACCAACCGCACCTGTACAAGAAACACCGGAGACATCACCGTAGGTGATGTCTCCTACCGCATACCCTGATATCCAGTATCCGTATTCAACATATTGGTCAGAGTAGGCGCTCACCTAATTGCTCGTCAGTCCGATGGAGGAAGCCATGGCAAGTCTACAAACTGCGGAGACGGTGTTTTTTGACCTTCAATCTGCGCGGCCACCATCTGCTCATATTTTTGCACGCCTGAAGAACCAAGGGCCTCCAGTGTCCAAGTCACCGCTTCCTGTTCTGTAATCTGATCAAGCGGAATAAAGTTTCCGGGGTTCGGAGGAAGCAGCCTGCAATCGCTTGAAGCATTGCCTTTAAGTCCGTTCTCTTCCCCAGTGCATGTGAAGTAGCTGATAACTACTACGTTATCCAAGCTGCCCTCAGTGACGGCTTCCATCGCGGTCACCGTCCACGTATACGTAATCATTGGTTATCTCCTTCAGGGGCCTTCGGAATCTGGCTCTCGGCCTGCGATTTTATCTTGACTACCAAGGGCCACGCGCCAGAAGACGTGGGCAACTGCCCAAGGGTCTGCAAAATAGCGTTTACTTCCTCTACGGAAAGCGTGAGTTTAATTTCCATTTCTCCTCCTTACGGTATAGTTGATGCAAGTAAATAGTATACGGTGCCATTAAACCGGACTGCGATGGTTCGGTTGGCGGTCGGCGTCCCGGTTCCGACGTTTGTCCCTTCTGTATAAAAACTTGGGATTGTGTTTCCTGCGCTTAGGTCGGTGCTGTAAAGCTGAATTGTGTCAGCAGGGCCAGTCGTCGGGGCTGTTCCTGTGGCTATGCAAATAGTGTTTGTAGCACTTGTTCCAAATACGTTAGACCCAATTCCAACATTTCCATTAAAATAATTAGCAGCAGTCCCAGCAGCGTAGAAATTCCACCGCTGAGAAGCAGCCGCAATGTTGCTGTAAAACCCAAAATTGTTTGTTGCGTCAGTGACTGAGCTTTCTACAAAAAATCCGTACTGGTTTGTGATTGTTGAACTTGCGCCTTTAGTTTGCGGATTTACATAAAAATGAGTTAGTTGGCCAAGTGTGAACGCCGCATTCTGAGTGATTGGTCTACTCATTATTCCGCGAAAACCGCTTGTTACTGAGCTTCCAATCGTCGCGTCAATAATTTGAGCATTAGAAAACGCAGAATGATTTATGGTCCCTGCAATCCTAAGCGGGTCTCCGGTCGTCGTTGCGCCTATTCCAAGCGGCCCCGCAAAGTAATTCGGCGCAGAACCATTTGCGTAAAAGTTCCACCTCAGGGAGCCAGAAGCGGCAATGTTTGAAAAGAAACCAGCGTTTACACTGGTCGCAACGGTGAGCCCTGCCTGCGTAAAAAATCCATATAAATTTGTGATTGATGAGCCAGCTCCAAGCGATGTAAAACCTGCTGCGTAGTTGGCTATCGTTCCGGCAGTGAACGATGCTGCTGCTGTGGAAACTCGACTGCTAATACCAAACGATGAACCCGTCGCATTTGATGGCATCGTGACATCTGACCAAAGCCCGTATGCAACACTAGAGCCTGTGGTTGGAAGCGTTCCGATAAGAGATACTTCCGCGCCTGCAACAGCTGAGGCAATGGCGCCGTTTAATACTGTCAGCCCTGTCGCGCTTAAAGTAGTAAAATTGCCTGCCGCCGGAGTAGTTCCGCCAATAGCTGGAGGAGATGCCAGATAAGTAGAAAACCCAGTCCCAGAAACAGTGCTGGAGGCGCTTAGGGTAGTGAACGCTCCTGTATTAGCCGCAGTCGATCCAATCGCTGGAGGCGAAGCAAGATAGGTCGAAAACCCCGTTCCAGAAACTGTACTAGAGGCGCTTAGGGTAGTGAACGCTCCTGTATTAGCCGCAGTCGATCCAATCGCTGGAGGCGAAGCAAGATAGGTCGAAAAACCCGTTCCAGAAACAGTGCTGGAGGCGCTTAGGGTAGTGAACGCGCCAGCGGCAGGGGTAGAGCCCCCTACAGCTCCATTGATAGGGCCTGAAAACGCGGTTGCAACTATCGTCCCACTGGCGTTTATCGCATTTCCCGCGCCAGACTGAGTAACACTTAGCGCGTTTCCAGCGGTGGTAACGCTAATGGATACAGGAGAGGTGCCTGTAAGCTCTACTTTGTCCGTGTTGAGATTGATAAAGTTACTATCAACCTCGTTGTGGGTAAGAGGGGAACCCTTTCCAGCCCTTGTTACAATCGTCGCCATTACGGTTACCCTCTGTTACGTGATCAACGCCTCCTACTGCCCCTCAGGCTGAGGCTTATGCAATGCGAATAATGGCGTCGGTTGCGTTTGGCGATGGAAATTGAATAACAAAACTGCCAGAAGTAACCGTTTTTGTTCCGCTAAACGTCAATACACATACCGCTCTGTTAGAGGAGGACGTGTTGTAGATCAAAGCACCATCTGCACTGAAACTAGCGGAGGTCCACGTAGGATCGTTGCTGAAATCAGTGTAAGCGGTGGTACTCGATGACGTTGGGGTGACATTCGTAAGCGCAACACCCCCTGCGGTATACCCCGTCCCAGACGTTTCGTCTGAAGCGCCTGTCAAATTCGAGTAGTTTGTGGTCGCTGCCCCATAGTCTCCCGTCGGAGAAGCCTTGATGAGCGCAATCTTAAAGGCATTACCGGTAGAAGCGGTGAAATTGTGCGTCGCGGTCATCAATTCGACCTTGAACGACGTGCACATTGCATTGGTAACGGAACCCATGGCATTTTCTCCTAGTCGATATCGACTATTTTGTCGGCAATCTGTGCAAGTCCTTCCTTCTTAAGAAGGTCGGCAATGGAAAGACGTTCGGAACGAGCTGAACGTTTCATGTAAAAAACAAGAATGGCCCGTAGTTTGTCCTGAAACGCGAGTGCCTGCTCTCGCAAAGGCATTGGCGTGTCTGCCGAGATGCTAATAATCTTTCTCAGCGCCAGATCAGCCAGTTCTTCTGGGTTCAGGTCACGATTGTTGGTGGTTACAACAGTTGCAACCCCAACGGAAACGGTAGATGCCTCTCCAAACATATGTTTTCCCCCTATCTTACGGTCCCGGACTATCGCTCTTCAGGTACAAACGAGTCATTCCGTCTCGATATTCGTCTCTACGGCGGCGACCCTGCTGTTCAAGGCCAAGACCCTGCAGCGCCTGAGCATAACTCTTCTCAAAATACTCCAGCATCTCCCTCGGACCCTTCGTGTAGCTGTACGCTTGTATCAAACAGGCGTAAAAAAGGGCTTCTGGGGAGTTGGTGCTAATCCAAGTGGTCGTATTTGTCGAAGAAAGCTGCGCGGGACGTGCGATATACCCCAATTCTACCGTAAAACCGGCATTTGGGGTCGGAGCAACGTAAAAAGTGTTTTGATCCCACGTGCTGTAGTACTTCGGAGTACCTGTAGAGGCTCCATTTGGCCAGTATTCCTTCATGAAAGACGTATCACGATAGTCAAGGAATACTTGATCGCTGCCGTTAGTGACCATAAGGTAACGATGAGTCAGGATATCTGACGGCGTAGACAGGAATTTATTGCCGGAAGTCAGGTTTCCAGAGACTTCTACCTTAAAAACATCCAAGTCGATGTCCCTAAGGATGCGATTTTCGGCAAAAGTGATGAACGTATTGATCACCGCATTGGTGAATACGTTGGCATCGACCTCGGTGTAATTCCGAATGTTGGTTACCAGTTCGTCGTAGGTCATGTTGTAGTCACCCTAACGACTCCAACAGACCCTCGACCGGCAATCGGCTGGGCCTCCTGAAGCGGCTGCATGTTGTTGCCGTTATAAGCGCTCCCAACGCTTTGAAAAAGAGAGTCACCCGGGGTTCCAACGTAAACGGTAACGGGTTCTACCCTGTCTGGGCGTGGCTGATAAAGCGCAATCGCATCGCCTTTGTACTTGAGAGGCTCAAGTTGTGGCTCTTTTGGCTCGTAGTCTTCTGGGCAGACCTTAAAACCACGCCAATTCTTGCGTAGTACATTGTACGGGTACCGTTGTCCGCAATAATCGCACAGTCCGTAAGAGAATTTACCAGTGGCGTAGGCCATTAGACCCCCAAGTCAGGCACCAGATGCAGACTTGCGGTGTCTCTATCCTCATCAGCTGCGCGCTTGAAGTCTTCGTCATAAAGACTTTTCAACGCCTCTGTTCTTTCGGGCGCGTACTTAAGCGAAAGATGGTAAGCGAGCCCTGAAACAAGGCAAGGGAGGAACCTAAAGTTCACATCGGCTGTGTTCGTATATCCTCCAGCGTCTTGAATACGCCGAATTCGATAGTACACGAAGGTGTACGTCGTCCCTTGGGTCGCCGGGTAGAGAAACACCTTAAAAGTGTTAGCCCGCTGGACATAGTACTGCGCTGGGCGTGCCTGCGTGGTCTTGTCCGGGATGTTCAGATATTCCTCTCGCCCAATTCGATCAATGGTAATGTCCGTTGACGGAGAAGTAGAGGAATCTCGAATAATCGCAGACAAAACGTTGACGGTATCATCGGATAACGTGATTTCGTTTGTCGCAGCGGGCAAAGGATAAGTAGCTTGCTCGATGGTCCAGAGGTTTAAGCCCCTGTTTGCCCAGTCCAAGAACATCAAGTTGAGCGACCGACGAGCGGAATTCAGCTGGTAACCATTGGTTACCCGCATGCCACAGCGCTCAAACGCTTCTTCGACTATGTCGTCAATTTGAAGCGTAAAATCGGTCGTTCCGGACGTTGCCATTTAGCACATTCCGCCTTTTCTCATGCCCATGGCCTCGCGCTTGCGAGGGCTAATGTTCATCATGCCCTTTTTAGCTTCTCCGCCCCGGTACATCATGGCCGGACCAGTACGCTTACTGGTGGCCTTGATCACTTTACCTCGTCCGCCCCCTTTAGTGGCGCATCCCATTCCACGTGTTTTAGCCATTTCCTGTTCTCCTACCTAGGGACTCTTGGTTCATAGGGAAGTGTATTGCCTTTTACCGTCATGGTTGTACGTTTTCTACGATTAGAAGGGTTTCCTGTGCCTTTTCCTTTCAACAGCGAGCGCGTTACTCCCGGCAAGTATTCCCGCATGTCTCCGGTAATGCCTTCTTCCGGACTGCCCTTGGTAACGCCTCTCATGGAACTTCCCCCGGAGTATTTCTTGACGGCCATGCCGCCCATGCAGCAGCCACCACCCTTGGTCGCAGCGCCCATTCCTCGTTTTTTCATGGGACTATCCTTTTCTTAATTCGTCAATTTTGCTTTCAAGACGATTAAATCGAACATCAACATGCTCGACCAATCGCTCCATGTCCGCGCGTACCTCCGCGCGAGTGATGTGGTCTCTAGCCATCTCTTCACGAGTCCTGTTTAATAGAACTCCAAGACGGCTAAGTTCCGTTACTTTTTCCTTAAACAAAAAACCCATCATCGTCACTAGGGCCGTGAGGATTACATTCCAAATCATGAGTTCCATGATTCAGCACTTCCAGCGTTTCCGAGCCTGCCTTAGCCGACTATTAGGGTCGTTGGCAGCCTTTGGAAACATCCTCATCTGACCTTCAGAGCGCGCACAGAAAGACTTACGGCGCTTTGCTCTTGTTCCTTTAGGATTGTCTTCCGTGACTGCTGTTTGCAGCTTGCTCCCGGGGTTAGCTTTTCGATAAGCGGCAACCCCTTTCTTGGTCATTCCTGCCCCGGACTTCGTGGCGCGAAAATTACCAGAGCGAACCGAGGTTTTGATGCCCATGCCTCTAGAAGTAGCCATCACCCAAAACCTACGCCGCAGCGCCGCCGACAAACAGCAGGGTAACCGTGGTTATTTCCGCACTGCTAAGGGTTATGTGAATGCCACTTTCAAACAAAATACCGTTGTCAGGAATAATCATGTCCTGAGACCCTGCCGCAGCAGGGCTGGTGATCGCAAACTTGGTGGTTCCGCCAGAACCACCACTCCGCAACGTGATCGTCGCGGGTGTGGCGGTGTGCGTAAAATAAATTCCTGCCAAGCGCGTGCGCCCAGAAACGGCATCCCCGGTGGCCGTCTTTCGGACGGCCTGAATGTCACTTGCAAAGCTCATGGGGGAGCCCCTTAAACCGTGGCGCTAAAAGGAGTCGCCTCAGTCCCAGTTGCCTGCGACAGCACCTGCACTGCGTACAGATTTGCCGCGACATCAACCACGCGCACCGTGTCGCCTTTAAGTCCACCGGTGGTGTTTCCGTTGAACGTGATGGTGTCGTCAGAAGCGCCAGTCTTGTAGCCAAGAACCGCAGCCGAATTGTCCGAAATGACATAGGCCGAGCCGGTCATGGTGTCGCTGCTGTTGGCAACCTTGATCGTGGTCGAGTTACTCGTGACAGACGTGCCAATCACGAACTGATAAACAGTGCCGCTGCCAGAGGCAGCCGGAAGGGTGACAGCGATTCCCGCTGCACGGTTCAGGGTGGTAAACCGACCTCCATGCGTGGCAGCAGTTACGGCAAGAGTAGATGCCGTGGCATTGACGGGAGTTGTAGCAGTAATGGCACCAGTGACATTACCCGTGACATTACCCGTGATAGCGCCAACAAAACCGTTGGTCGACGTTACTGGACCCGAAAAAGTAGTAGAAGCCATGTTTTATCCTCGTGTTGTAGCACTTCCTGTACCGTCTCTACAAAGTCTGCTAGGACAGTCGGCACAGGTAAAAAACCCTAGATAAGTCAGAGTCTAGATGAAAAAAGGGGGCTTTGACAGCCCCCTTTTCACAGAGATTACCCTGAGTTTTTAGGCCCCGGGGGACCCAAAGATGCCTCGCGGATCGCTGAAGCCGAAGCTGTAGCGCTCACGAGCCTTGTAGCGAACATTACCCGTGTCGAAGTCGCCTTCGAAGCCGGTCTTGATCGCCACACGCTGGAACATCTTCATTCCATTCGGCGCATCGGTCTTGATGAACCATGCGTCGGGGTCAGTCAGGTAGTGATTAACCGTGTAACCCTGAGGAATCATGCCCATGTTGCGGATGGCGTTGATGTCGTTATCCGCAGTGCCAACACGAAGTGTCGACTTTAGGATACGATCCGCAGTGAACTGGAGTTCCTTCGGAATGATCAGCTTCAGGCCCTGAACGGCAATCTTGAGACCGCGTTCGTCAGTGAACGCCGCGATATCAATAAGCGCCTGCTCAAGGGAGGTCTCGGAAAGGTCCGCAGAGGTTTCCAGCTCATTGCGAAGATCCGGGCCCGACAGGGTCGGGTGGTCCGTCGCGCAGAGAGGCTTGCCGTCGCCACCCAGAGAGGTGTCAAAAGCACCGTTCAGCACGGAAGCGGCCTTGATCTGCTTGGTGGTAGCCATGGAACGGGCCAGCGCCTTGGTGTAGCGAGCCGAAAGACGGTCGTAGAGGTTATCTTCGACGGCTTCTTCGGTCAGGCTGAATGCCAGAGCAATGGTCTCGTGCGTATAACGAGCGGTGTAGACTTCCTGCGCTTGATCGTAAGCTACGCCAGCGCCTTCATTCTTCACCGGAGCCTCGCCAAAGCCGGCTTCCATCACTTCTTCTTCAAACGCACGGTCGGACGACTCAACGTCGTAGATTTCCGTGTGTTCGTTCTCGTAGTTCTTGTACTCAAGACCGAACAGGGCGTTCAGACCCGGCTCAAGTTCTTTTACAAGCTGTGCGCGTGAAATTGCCATTTGTAATTACCTCTTAGGTCACAGCCTTGACGCCGGTGGAACCGTACAGGTGCTCGTTGATCTTCACAACGACAACTGCGTTAGTACCAATCTCGTTCCCCGGGACATTCCACAGGCCAACAATCTTAAGATTGAGGGCCGCAGTGTCCGCGATGGTGCCTGAATTAAGCTCCATTGTGGAAACGCCGGTAGTGGTGCTACCACCGGTGCCAATAACATCAGCATTCTTGCCGATATTGGCCTGCGTAAACGCGCCATCCACCTGAATGATGAAAAGCTGGTTCGGGTCATCCATAACGTCGGCAGTGATTTTGCCCGACGTGATATTCACGCTGCCCGGATAGTAGTTTTTCCACGTCGGCTTGCCCGACGACGGGTCAATGTAGTTGCAACCGTTGAAAACACCCAGCGCCGCCGAGTGAGTAGCGGGCAGGAACTTCACGATGTAGCCATCAACAATGGTGACAAGGTCACCCTGATAGATGGCACCGGACTGGTTGTCCGCAATTTCATAACCGTACTGCTTCTGAGCGCCAGTCGCAGAAAGATTACCCAGCGGACGCAGACCAAATGCTTTATCGACATTTGCCATTGTCTATTCCTCAAAAATGTTACTGATTGGAGCCTTTCGGCCCCCCAAAAGATACCTTGGTCTGCCGCGACGGTCGGTCAATCCGCATCGATGAATGCGAATTTGACTTCAAAAGGTCGTTATCGACAGCCTTAAGCTGGTCGTGGGTGCGGGAAGAATAGTAATTCCTGCGTTCTTCTACGGACTCTTCAGGGATTCTAGCCAGAAGAAGTCCCCCCACGCTGATAACACCAGCGTGACGGCCATCCTCCACGGATGGAGCGGTGAATTCAGGATATTCATCCGAACGAACAAGCTCGTAGCCCTCTCGGAGCTTACCAGCGATGTTAATTCGGTCTTCCTGTCCACCGGCTTCTGCTCGAATCCACCGATGCTTGTAGCCCGGAGGGGCAGGCGGGGCGTCAAGTCGCGAAGGGGGAGCCCACGGCTTACGGCGCGCAGCGTCATCACGAGTTTCGCGGTCACTGCGATTCAATTTCGGCACGTTCAAAGCGTCAGACATTTCCTACTCCTTCACATACTTGGCGTATTCCTCAAGCGGAACACCCAACTTTTTGGCAATCGCAACCTGACTCGGAGTCAACCGGACAGTGCGGCGTGCATGATTTGAGCCCATTGA